GCGATTGCGGGTGACAACAATGCTAAGAGAAGAATCCATGTTTTCATTATTTTGGTTTAGTAGGTTCTTTCTTATCGGTCTTCTTACCATTACCTGTAGACAGCCCAAACGTAGCTAGTGCTCCAGTAAAAATCGAAGCGACGAACGTGATATCGCCTGCGGTACTTGACTTTTTAATCATAGGCAGCTCAACATAACTTAGTGTAATAATAAACCCTGACCAGATTACAACACCTAGACGCACTGCTGCACCTAGTACTTGCATCTGTTCATCATGGTCATCTACGTTTTCTTTGAGCTTTGTAAGGAGTCCTTTTTTTTCTGGCGGTTTTGTTTCCATTTATTTATTTTACCTTGTAGGAACTTCTGTGCTTTTTGTCTAATCTTTTCAATTAGAGGCTGTGTTAACGTTGTAGCTGCCACAGCTGTCACCGCCGTTGTAACAGCAGCAACTACAACTTCCGCAGAAGGTTGAGGTACTGGCTGTTTAATAAACGGTATTTTTAAGGTAGGTGGTTCGGGTGTTTCTTCTACAGTCTTGACTGGTTCCTCTTCCTGATCTCGTAGATCGCTCGGAGGAACTACCATAGGTTCATAGTATGGTACGTCAGCTGTAGGTAACGGTATTTCGACTGTTTTTATATTGACTATATCAGGTAATACTATGGTGGGTATTTCCATTAAGTCTTCATTATATAACAAAGAACATAGTAAGGAGGCATGTTGTTGTGTGCACTTCCACTACCTTTTGATGTTGTAGCTACAGCACCTTGAGCATTATTATTACCAGATGCGTAGATAGAACCATAAGGGCCACTATTATCTGTAGCTAGGTAAACGTGGTGAACGTGTGAAGGCATTTGAGCTTCAGTTAGTGTATGTGTAGCTGCACCACCTTGATCTCCAACACTATATCCACTACCAGTTCCTCCACCAAATACAAATCTAGCTAGTAAATTAGGAGTACTGTTTTGACCATTACATAGTACATAGCCAGTAGGTATAGCATTTTCAGCACCAGACCATATAATAATAGCTCCCGAAGGTAAACCTCCACCGATAGTTTCAAACGTAGGATCTGCTCCGTTGTTTGCACGTAAAAACTTACCATTGTTAGATGATGTACCGTGTGGTAGTTTAGCTAGTGTTACACCTTGGTCAGCTATCTTAGCAGTAGTAACAGAACTATCAATTATATGTTCAGCACCAATACTATCGTCAGCTATCTTAGTATGATTTATTGCATCAGCAGCTATTTTAGCTGTAGTTACGTTAGCGTCTGTTATCTTAGCTGTTGTGACTGACCCGTCTACAATATTATTAGTAGATACTTGGAACCCAGTCCCGGATGCGATATGCTCTGTGTCTAACGCACCAGCAGCTATATGTTCAGAATCTACAACATCGTTAGCTATCTTAGCAGAAGTAACTGAATCGGCTGCTAGTTTAGCTGTAGTTACATCACCGTCTTTTAATGCACCAGTTATATATAGTATACCACCCATAGAACCGTGGGAAGTGCATTGGTAGTATAGCACGTCTGGAGCTGCATGTGGTACTTTAAATACTATTGTAGATCCACCAGCTCCTCCGTTATTTGTGACTCCTGTGTTGTACTCTGTACCAGCCGAGCCGTTGACTGTTGTTTGTATACGAAACGGATGTGCTCCACTAGAGTTACCGTTTACAAAGTTGTATGTTTTACCACGTAACAAGTACAAGGTAGGGTCGTTGACCGCCCCGGTCAAGCCATCTCCTGTAAATGTATAGTGATCTGAACCGCTTGCTCCTAGTGTATAAGTACGATCAAGAGCATCGGCATGTAGTTTAGCAGCTGTAATCTGAGCGTTTGCTATATCAGCTGTTTGCACTTGACCGTCTTTTATACCGCCAGTGCTTACTTGTGTTAATGCCATTAATCAGCTGCCTCCGCTGTGTTAGTCTTTGCCCACTCTAAATAAGCTTGATAATCGGTGTTTGCTTCGTCTAATGGAATGCAAGTTGTTACTTTATTTGATTCCTTTTTAATACAATAAACTTCTGCTGATTTTCCTGTTTGTACAGGATCAGTTTGTACTAATTTGTAAATAGGGTCTGTTGGATATGCCATAGTTTAAAGCTCCGCAGCAATAGTAATAAACGCACCTGAACCTCTCCAATCATAAGGTGCTCCTGCTGTAAGATTGGATGTATTAATATCTACAACTATGTTTTTCTTTGTAGATTCAACTCCTGATAGTGAACTATAACTAGGATTACCTCCAGTATATGAATAAAAACTTGGATTTCCTCCTGATACATCTAAGGCAACTGTAGGATTAGCCCTCATCTCAACTGGTAAATAAAGCACCGCCCTTAATCTACCACTACCATTACCAAAACCCTGAAGTATACTTGTACCACTAGATTCTTGATTAATTTGTTGATAATAACGCTTGCAAAGCTGTAGCTCTTCACCGAATGACCTATGTTCAAAATCTGTTGCCACGCTGCCTACTTCTAGCTGCACTCCTGTAATTTCAAATGTCGCATCATTTGTTGTGTACCATGTTGATGTTGTAAGATTTGCATAAGTGTTAGTTTGAGCAGTTATCCAAGTTTCAGTATTAGCATTTGAACTAGCGTAAGTAGAAAAGAGTGAAGGAAATAAATATACATCTAAACCAGTACCATTATCATTATCAAAAGTAAGATTAGAATTTCCGGGAATTGTTTTTGTTACTTTAGTCCAAGTGTTAGCAGATAAACTAGGTGTATCAAATTTATATGAATATGCTGTACCATCTACTGCTCTTAAACTACCAGAAAATACTTGTGCAACACTTGATTTTACCCAAAAAGATAAGGTTATATAACTTGATGTAGATGTATAATTCCAACCAGAATTTGCAATATCCTGTCCTTCTAATCTAGTTAAAATTTGAACATAGTCACTATTACCAGCACCATTTGTGTGATTTCCATTAGTAAATTTTAAACATTTTCTAAATCCAGCATCATAAGCACCACCACTTGTTACATCTGCTTGTGCCTGTGTAGGGTTCTCATCTGTACCACCATAATCTATTCTAAATCTATCAATAGTATGATAACCAGAAGATGTAGATGACGTACCACGTTGAGCCACTTGCATAGCTCCGTTAATTATTAAATTACGATTACTTAGGTTATTAGTAATTTTCGCTGTACACGTTCCATCGCTTGCCAAAGTTATGGCATCGCTTGTTGCGGAATTGGAACGGATTCCGTCTACTTTTAATGTGCTCATGATTTAGGATATTTATCTTTTGTTTCTTTTATTTTTGCCTTCCAAGCATCAACGCCTGAATGGTAAATTAAGTCCAACTGATCGACCACAGAGGGATATTCGGCTGCTCTATCTCGTTGATATTTAGTAGCAGCTAGTTCGTTGTTTAATGTGGTTCGTGCAGCGTCAATATCAGATTGAACAAGTGTTATTTGTGTGCCGTCTGCCTTAAAAGCACCTGTACCATCATCAACAGTTACAGCATCAGGATAAGCTTTTCTTATTGCTTCGTGATCTAAACTCATGCTGCTACCTCATATAAAGTTATAGTGCTTGCGGCTCGCATAACGTAAGTTGAGGTAGTATCAGTATAAGGGATTCTATTAATATAAAAATTACCAGTTCCATAAGTTACTCTTCCTTGTAGTTTATAAGTTGTTGCACTTGTGGTTGAGGGACTATCAAGTATTGCTATAGATTGATTTCTTAAAACAAGATTATCATAAGTGTTAGAGTTATTTGATCCTACTGTAAATGATACAGCCTCCTGAGAACCTGTAATACCTGTTCCTACGGCTATATTTGTTGAACCTCTTACAAGTCTAAAGGCAGCATATCTAACATCCGCACTTGAATTTACATAAACCATTACATAAACTTTATTAGACGAGGAAGTTGGAGTTATTGTTGCAGAAAACCCAGTTACATCAGTATAACTTGTTGAAGATGAACCAAAAGCATCTGTTTTTGTTGTTGAAACAACTTGAATAATATTCCCTGCCTTTGGGTTTGTTGTAGTCAGTACCGTTCCATCAGCATCTCCCGGTAACGTAAGCGTCCGATCAGACGCAGGGTTACTAGATGGTGCAGCGATGATTACGCTGTTACCACCCGAATGTTTTAATTTTATTGAACTCATGCTGCTATCTCCATTACTGTTAAATGTGCAACACCCATACTGTTAGCAAAAACACGAGTATCACCATTTACAGCTTTAAATCTAGTTCTAATTTTACAAGGTGATGTAGTAGGACAATTACCACTTGTACTCCAAGATGCATCATTTAAACTAGAAGCATTATCCCAAGCAATGTAATCTGATATGGGAAACGCATTTCCGAAAACATTGCTAGTTGACCAGTTATCAGTAGAAATAGAAAAACCAGCATGTAATGCTCTATCTCCTAAATAACCTCTATTCCATACATCTGGTAAAAAAGCTGTTACAAGAAATTTATTATTTGTAGAACTAAAAGTTATACTTACCTCTAAATCTGAACCAAAATGCTCAGTTTCAGTTGTATTAATATCCATTTGACCTCTATCTAATATATCAGTTTTTACTTGTATTATTTCACCAGATCCGTATGTTCTTTTAGCTTTTGTTGCTGCACCAGCAGCTAACGTGTCGGTATCTACTATACCGTTGGGTAAACCACCAACAGAGATTCCTGTGATAGTACCATTACCATTTATTTGTATTGCCATAATTATACTATTGTGTAAACACTACCACTAGGTACTGTTAATGTAACGCCATTTGCTATAGTGATCGGCCCTGCACTAAGAGCGTTTTTGTTTGTTGAAATTGTGTAATTGTTAGATATAGTCTGTGAGTTTTCATAGATACATCCGTCAGCTACTGCTGAAGCTACACCTGTTAAACTACTACCATCACCTGTGTAAGATGTTGCACCTAAAGCTCCTGTTGCAGAGTTAAAGGTTAGATTACTACCACTCTTAGGTGCTAGGTCTCCACTTGCTGCTGTAACGAATACAGGAAAGCAAGTTGTGTCTGATGACTCATCTGCTACTGGTATAGTAGAGGTGTTAATAGAGTTTGTAGATGCCGCTGTAATACGTCCCTGAGCGTCTACAGTGATCGCTGGGATTGCTGTGGCTGAACCATAGCTTGCAGCGGTTACAGACGTGTTAGCGAGCTTATCCGCAGTTACTGCGTCGTCAGCTATCTTTGCGGTAGTTACTGCACCCGCTGCGATTGTTAAAGATGTAGAACCTGTAACGTCGCCTGTGTGAGTAGCGTTTGTTGTTTTAGCTGTGTTAGCTGTTATCGCTGTGTTAATTGAGTTTGCAAGTTTATCTGTTGTAACTGCATCATCTATAATCTTAGCTGTTGATACTGCACCGTTTGCTAACTCTGTAGTACCTACTGCACCGGCACTTGGTGTACCAATACTTACTGTTGATCCGATGGTAATGATAAAGAAGTCAGCACCACTAGCAGGGGCGGCAGAAAAGATAATATCAGCACTAGAAATAGCAAACCCTTCGCTGGGTTGGCTGGTTCCTGAGTTAGGTTTCTGAATGACTCCATTGATAGAAACAAGATGCTGTGCTGCAAATTGACCGGGGTTACTGAGAGTAAATCTGTAAGCTGATCCATTAAATGTTGCACTGCCTCCACCTGTACTACTTGAACTAGATAATGTGTTTATAAAAAAGCTACCAACTGACTGGGTTACTTCCCATGCACTTGTAGAACCGTTATATACATTTAGTTTTCCCGTAGATGTATTAAAGAATAAATCACCACTATCAAGAGCACTTGTAGGGTTCGACGACCCAACTCTATATCTTTCGTTGAAATCATTTATATCTCCACTAAGACTTACTAGGTCACTTTCTGGAAGTGTAGCTTTATGGTAATTATATACCTGTCCAGAGCCTGTAGACGTTACAATAAATCGTATGCCTGTAGCTATGGTTGAACTATGAAAGTTAGATGGTATTCCGTTTATAGTTACAGTAGATCCACCTACGGTTCTACCTGTTGTACTACTACCACTAGCACTTACTACAATACCAGCTGCGTCTGCTATAGAAATAGCAACACCAGATGCCGGTTGTGTGTTAGGAAATGATACTTCATTAGCTATAGCTTCAAAACCACCGAATGGTTCTAGTTGTGCAGCTACATAGTCTACCACAGCCCCGGATGTCGGAAACTTGGCATCATCATCTGTAATTGTAGTCTGCTTTGCCATACCGTCGATCTGGTTTAGATCGGCTATATCTGCTGTAAGAGCTGTACTATCTGCAAGTTTAGATGCTGTCCCACCTTGCATGCCTGCAAGCACTTTAAGTTCTGCATCTGCAATTTTAGCTGTAGTTACAGCGTCAGCTGCAATATCAGCTGTAGCAACACTAAGATCTGTAATATTAGCACTATTAACTGCTATATCACTTGGTAATGTGCCTCCAGCTAACTTTGCCATTGTTACCGCATTGTCAGCTATCTTTGTACTGTTAACTGCATCAGTTGCTAATTTAGCAGTTGTAATAACGCCGTCTGGAAGTTTATCTACTATGACTGCATTATCAGCAATTTTAGTTTGTGTAATAGCACTTGTTGCAACTTTGTTTTCTGTTACATTTCCGTCTGCAATTTTACCTGTAGTTACTGCATTAGTTGCAATTTTTGGTTCTGTAACTGACCCGTCTTGCAATTGGTTGACTGATACAGAATTATTTGCTAATTGAGTACTTGAAATCGCACCATCTTTTATATCAGATGCTATTATTGTT